GTGGCCTGTCGTGCTAAAAAAACCGCTTCTGAGCGACTCCCTTTAACACTATTGCACTTGGTGCAACATGAGACACAGTTCTCCCAGCTTAACGGGTCGCCGCCTTTAGCAATCGGGATCACGTGATCGACTGTAGTTGCAGGCATCTGGCAATAGAAGCAAGTCCATTGATCCCTCGCAAGGATCTCAAGCCTGCGCTTCTTATAGGCTTTCGTCCCTCTGGGGTCACCTCGTTTGGTACTCACTGCCACCCTTTAGTCTTTAGATGATGTAATGCTTTGCAATAGTCAGGCTCATCATACTCTGTAACTCCATAGCGATGCATGACATAAGTCCAATACATCCAGAACTGTTTAACTGTTGAGCCATGCTTCAAGCTCTTAACTTTCATCTGATAGAGACCATAGGCTTGCTTAGTACCGCCTTTGTTACCTACAGCTCTATAGTCCCATCTTGATTCTCTATAGATGATTTCATGATGACACTTCTCTTGCTTATCTGTTAACTGATACTTTGCTAGATCTTTAACGTATCGAATTGCTTGGTTACTCGCCTGTGCATCTAAGGGCAAGGCCATAGATAGAGATATCCCAATAGCGATGGCTACCTTGCGGCCTCTTCCCTTCGGGGCCGCCTTGAGCCCCTGATGGGCTCTAGCCAGAGAGCGTACCATGTGTGTCAAGTTCATTGATAAAAGTCCTGTTCAGAGCGGTGTGTCGTTATCGGTTATCGGTTGAGTAGAACCCTGATCCCTTGAATGAAACTCCTACAGAGCTGTAAACCTTATGCATAGGTGAATGGCAGAATGGACATTCCAGATCATGAGGCTCGGTAATACTCAGCCATTCTTCTATTCTGGCGTTACTTTCGCACTTATCGTTGTCACACTCGAACTCATAGGTTGGCATCTGGATCGACCTCACATGTTCTGCATGTCTCGGTAAAGGCCCACGCCCCACACATCTTGCATCTCATGGGCTCTAGTTTAGCAATATCATCGCTAAAATCACCGTAACCTGCCTTGAGCAATAGATTGACCAGATCACCAAGCCGCATAAAGGCCAAATAGTCTTGGGGACTACCTTCTCCTTGGCCATTAAGACGACATGTAACGATAGGCAACCCACCAGTTTTAGCTGCCCTCTTTGTGACCTGATCAATCCATGCTTTTGGCTGGAACGCCGATCTAGCTTTAACTTCCATGTCGAACGGGACATGAGTTATATCTTTTCCAGCCCCTCGACCGATATCTGCATGTGGCCACCACTCCGATAGGAAACGGGCGACCACACGCTCGGTCGAAAACCCTCTGTATTTACGGCTTTGTGAGGCCATTGACAGCGTGACATTTAGCGCATGACCAGCTCTTATTGGTCAGGTTGACCTTGATGTCTTTGTAAGGGATTGAGTCATTACATAAACAGCATCTAGTCGTAAATGTAAACTCCTCTAAGATTGCAATAACTTCTTTCGACCGATGAATCTCATCTTCTGTAGGAAATGATTCCCACTCACCATCTTGATTCATAAACTGTAGTTTGCCCATTACACTCTCGCCTTCTGTCGTTGCCATGTGCCGTCTTCTTTGCTGATTTCGTACCAGATAACATCATTAGGCGATTCACAGCGTCCACCGATCTCACCTGTAACAGCTGCCTTACACTTGAAATGGCCCCAAGGCTTGCCAGCCTTACTAGTGCCAGTTTTCCACATCATTTCGCCATGACGGCAGACTGGAATATCCTTCTCTGTCTGGCCGCCAATGATCTCTTTCACCGTCGATACAGCTTCCGCCATTGTGGGCGGCATAGTCGATGGTTTGATAGTCCATGGATCTTCTTCCTTTACTACTGGGATATATTCGCCAGATGTCTGAGCCATCTTAGCCTTTACTTCTTCGACCTTAGCCTTTACTTCATTAGCTGAAGCAACCTTACTCATCTCTTCTCGGCTTGCTCGCTTTGATGGGTCTCCTTTAGGGCTGTAGCCAGCGTTAGCAAGCGCCCTCGCCAATGCCGAAGTTTCTGCGTTTTCAAGAGCCGAAGTAGCATTGACTCCACGCCCCGAAACCGTCTCTTCTGCGAGCCCAGACGCCCAAGGGTGTTGATCAACTTCAGTTCTGTAAATGTAAGCCTGAACAATAAAGCGAGAACCGCTCGCCTCAATAAGTTTCGTGTCAATCCTGCCATCTGGATGCTCCTTCCAAAATAGTTCTAATCGCTCTGCGCATGTCTGGTACTCCGATAAATTAAACATAAAGTTCATTCTCCTCTGTGTGTAGTTGCCCTGCTATAGAGATATAGGCCGCAGCGTCGATGTATGTATCGACTTTTGCAGACTCCATACTCCTTGCGAGCTTGACCAATGCCATGCATGATGCCACTTGATAGTCAGTAACAGGCATTTCGAGGAATGCTGACCAGAGTCGTGCAGTTCTGGACATATTGTCTGACGGGTGTCCGTAGTCCATGCCACGCTCCTGAATAGTTGCCTTTGCTTCTGAGAGGAAATCACCTGCATTCACACTCGTACCCTTTCTTTAGTTGCGTAGTAATCTTGCACAGCCTTGCGCCCTTTGAGATAGCCCACTCTGATGCCGACAATACGGCCTAGATGGAAATATAGTCCAGATAAGATAATCATGACAACCATGTCACCGAATGATGGATCGAACATTATGCACCTATCGCTTTCTTGGTTAAAGAGATAAGTTCAGCGCGGCTGTTATATCCACGCTCTGCAATAATAGACATTTCGCGAACCATCTGTTCACATAACTCATTGGTCAAACCTAAGTTAGCTGCATGACGGCCGACTAGCTTCTCAAGTAAATCATCTAATTTATTCATTTTTAGCCCTTTTCTATGGATGCCCTTCATCCATGGCTCAACTATGACAGAAGCTCAGGTTCAGTCAATGATATTTTGATAACGAAATGGTAACAATTCTGACTCCTCCATGTGGTCATCGATGTCTCTGGCTAGCTCGTTATCTAGGTCGTCCATAGCGCTTGCCTGAGACGACGAATGTCCCGTCTTTTTCTAGATAGATGAGATCAACCTGCACGTTCTTACCATCAACATACATGATGGCGAAAGCCTGCTGCCAGTTAGCCGATCCCTTAGTGTATGAGGCCTTAGAAAAGTCCATTAAGTTCCCAACCTCGACCCCATGCAGAACACGCCCTAAACGGCCCCCAGAGGCCTCTGAGAAGGACGATCTGCCTGCTCTGTGAGTATGACCTGAGATGACGCTCTTGCCATGCCTACGGGCCGCTTCTAGGGCTGATAGGCCCCCTTGGGACTTGATAGGGGTATGGTCGCCATGAACTGCAATCCAGTTGGGCGCGATGTTATAGGGCTTCTTATGGAAGGTTATCCCAAGCTCATCAAGCTGCATAAACTTCTCAAAGCGCAGCTCTGGCAAAGACAAGAATGAGGGGATCTTCCTCATGATTTGATTGTAAAGGCGGTCTGTGTGATTAGACCTGATCATCTGTGTTACTTGGAGATCGTAAAGTACCTGAACAGCCTCATCGCGATCTTCTCCAAGAGTCTGTTCATAAGCCTCTGGGGTTCCTTCTGCCCACTTGCTAATCGTATTGAAATCAATTTCATCGCCAATCGTTACTACTTCGTGCGGTTTGAACTTACTAATAAAACTAACTAGATTCTTGACTGCGTGTCTATCGTGGAACGGAACCTGTAGGTCGCTCACTATGACTATTCGCTTCATTTAATCCTCGTCGTCGTCCTCGTAGGGTAAGCGATCCACTCGGTCAGGGATCTCAGGCAAGATCCAGTCAGGGTAAGCATCTCGATCTTGAATAATGCTCAGGCATAGATCAACTGCAAAACCTGCTCGCCTTAGTGCGCGATACATCTCATGCAGGCTAATAGCCCATGCATCTAACTGTGAATAAGTATCGAGATCGATGACTTTCTTTCGTGCCATGTCAAAAATTATCGCTCTAGAAGTATGTTGTAGATCTCATCGACACGCGAGTTGAGTCGTTTAATTTCTGATAGCAAGTGCGTAATGACGTAACCAGCAAGGCCGCCGATTACGGCAAGGCTTGCAAAATAAAGCGTGATGAAGTCAGTTGTGTTCACTTCTTCTCCACTGTATCCACTGCGGCTTCTATGGCATCAACGACGATATCGGCAACGGCCTTCTTAGCGCGGTAGGACTTGATGGCAGTACGAAGTACGGGGATCGCTATGAGTCCAAGAGTTGCATAGATAATTGCTTCCATTATTTTCCACCTATCATCGGAATATTAAAGAACGAACTGTCTTGATCACCCTTTGGAGTAAAACTGATGTGCATATGTTTATCGTGGCGATTGATGCCAGTATATTCTCGCCAAGCCCAGCCCTTCTTGGCTGAAGCGATCTTGCCCGAAAAGATAATATATTCGATGCGTTTTGCTCGATCAGACTTTGCAAAGAGTCGAATCTGATCTGCAAGGTCAGGCATGAGGACGGGCTTTTTCTTTCCCATGAGATCTGCGTCAATATCAATCGCTCTGACAACCCCAGTTTTTGGGCAAGGATTGTGATGACTAGGGCGCGATGAATGGCGTAAGTCCCCAACGGAGCCATCCGAGGAACGGTCTCTGTCAGGATAACTGTCGTCAATTTGCTCTCTTAACTGAACGGCTGATTTACTCAGCCACCATTTGGGCCGCGATTGCGTCACAGTCTGCACACTCCCATCGCTTTAGATCATTGAGCAATAATTCATTATGTCCACAATCGGGCATTGGAGCAATAAATGCATCGTCGATTGGATCGTATGTATAACCGATCCCTGCGTAGTTATAGCGAATGTTGCCGTTATAACTTGTCTTGACCCAAGTACCACCGAGATTATCGATAAGCCATTGATAGCCTTCGTCTCCTGCTGGATCATTGTTATCGCCTACGAGTACGCGTAGGACTGTATTAGTGTCGTCTAATTCTGCCCAATGACTCATGCGGCGTACCTCACGATCACAATTCCTGAACCGCCAGTAGCGCCTGTGCCAGAGAAGTCTGTGCCAGATTGATTACCTCCACCACCGCCACCGCCAGTATTGGTTGTGCCATTTGTAGGGCTAGTTGTTGCAATGCCAGAGCCTGCCGTTAAGTTTCCATTACCGCCGCCGCCTGCGCCACCTGTGCCGATAGTTGTACCAGTACCACCTGAACCGCCACCGCCACCTGCGTAATAACCACTTACGCCCGTCGATGTTGCAGTAGCCCAAGATGAATAAGCATTTGATCCTGCTCCGCCGTTACCGCCAGGTGATGTATTTGATGCTGGACTTACTCCTGCCGCCGTGGCACCGCCACCGCCTGCAGAAGTGAAGTTACCGCCTTGTGAAGGAACTGATCCACCTGCGTTACCTTGTCCAGAAGGTGATGCCGATGCGCCTGCTAGGTAAGCCGTAGAGCTACCACCGCCGCCACCCGAACCACCAGATGACGCCAAAAATCCTAAAGGAGAAACAGTACCGCCACCAGTACCACCAGAACCACCACCAGTGGCACTTGTTAATGATCCAAAAGTAGATGCGATACCGTTGCCAGCTTTGGTCGATGTACTTACCGCAGCAGTACCTCCACCACCGACTGTAACCGAATAATTTGCTGGAGTCAGACTTTGTGAAGTGTAGGCAAGTAATCCACCTGCACCGCCACCGCCACCGACGTATCCGCCGCCTCCACCGCCACCTGCGATGACCAATATGTCACAAGTTAGATTTGCATTTGTAACGCCCAAAGTGCCATTACCTGTAAAAACTCGATAATTGTATCCGCCAGAAGTGTAAAGTGTTCCGCCAGTAACTACTGGCGTGGCAGGTACATATGGGCTTAAAACGCCCGTGACAATGTTGCCAATCATTATCCAATAGCTCCGACTATGTACCAGGTATCTGTGCCGGTCTTAATGCAAGCCGCGCTCTTATATTGTCCAAGGGTAGGCTGAGCAGCAGTTGCGCCAGCCGAAAGAACTGTAGTTGTGCCAGATGTGACTGCTTTAATTGTGCAAAGGCCTGTGCCGATATTAAGGACTGTGATGACAGTACCGATTGGGAATGCTACCGAGGCATTAGTAGGGATGTTGAAGGCGATAGCGGTTGACTTGTTCATGATCTCTAAGACCTGATAAGCGTCAGATATTGTCGCCGTATAATCGACTGTGTTAGCTGCGCCGACAGTAAAGGCTACTAGGCCGTTATAGTCTGCGGCCGTAAAGATGTCGCCTGTTGTCGCTGGAAAGCCTTCTGCCATGATTTTCTCCTAGTATCCCATGATGGATTGTCCGATTATACCGTAAGTCGATGATCCGATAATGAATCCTTCGACTATAGGCTCAAGTGTTGTAACTGTGCATTTCATTGAATTAGGGGTGATGTCCCATGCTAAGCCTTGAACCTGTAAAGTCTTGACGATTGTCGAGCCATCTGGCTGGACATTGGTGATCTTTACATTGTCAAAGTAATCAAGGCCGATCATTGTGTCGGTTGGTACTGCCGTATCAAGTAGATCGACAGTCATGGCATCGATGCGGATAGTTGTCTCAGCTCTTGTCGCTACATAAATCTTGGCGATATCTAAGACTTGAGCATCTGTCTGAGGGATCATGTCTGTGACTGTTGTGCCATGAGGGAAATACCGAGCTGATGAATCGACGTTTACTGCAGTTTGTGCCGTGCCACCGATACGGGTCATGCTGGCCTGATTGATGATGAGCTTGTCATCAAAGGCATA